TTACCGGAACCACATTTGCATCAAATTTCGGTATGGCGAATGGTCCGCAGGGTGTCTATTCCTACGGGACGCTTGGCTATAACGACGACCGCATTATGGCTTCTTTTGCCAGTGCTTCTACAGGCTACAATCAGGTTGTCCTTCAAAATACATCATCAAACCCTGCTGCATCCACCAATTTAAATGTTTCAAATAATGCCGCGACTCCGACAACCAACTTTGGTGAGTTTGGCATTAACTCAACCGCATTTTCGGGTGCTGGGTCGTTTAATTTGGCTGGCGCAGCTTATCTCGCATCCGCTTCAACTGATCTGGTCATCGGAACATATGGGGCCAACGCGGTCCACTTTGTTACCAATTCGGGAACAACGGACGCAATAACCATTGCATCAAACGGCAACGTGTCGTTTCCCACGTCAGGCGCAATTACCCTTCCTGTTGGCAACACGGCTACTCGGCCTACGGCAATTGCTGGCATGTTCCGCTTTAACAACCAAACAACTCTGTTTGAAGGCTATGACGGGACTAACTGGACCACGGTTGGCGGTGGTGTTACGTCATTCAGCGCAGGATCAACGGGCCTCACGGCGTCTCCGTCAACTGGCGCGGTTGTTCTTGCAGGCATATTGAACCCTGCAAGCGGCGGCACGGGTGTCAATAACGGCTCTAATACCCTCACGCTGACGGGCAATATGTCCACGGTTGGTGGGTTCCCAATTGTCCTGACTGCAACGGCGTCCACATCCATTACGTTGCCGACAAGCGGCACTGTTGTAACCGATACAGCCACACAGACGTTGACTAACAAACGGTTTACGCCGCGTGTGGTAACATTGGCTACTGGAACAACTTTAACACCGCCAGCAGACACATGCGACACATATGATGTCACAGCATTGGCAACTGGTGCTGCTGTGGGTGTGCCATCTGGAACCGCAACCAACAGCCAGAAAATCCTTATCCGCATTTACAGTGCTGTTGCTCAGGCTTTAACTTGGAACGCAATTTATCAGCCAATTGGTGTAACTTTACCAACAAGCACGGGTGTAGGTAAGTGGACTTACATTGGCATTGTTTATAATTCTCAATCATTGAAATGGGACGTAATAGCTGTCGGTCAGCAGGCGTAAAGGTTTGAGTGATGGCAAATCGGTATTGGGTTTCTGGTGGAACTGGAAGTTGGTCTAACACCAGTAACTGGTCTGCCACATCCGGGGGGGCAAGAGGTGCTTCTGCTCCGACAAGTTTAACGGGCGACTTTGTATATTTTGATGCCAATTCGGGAACTGGGGTATCCGTTCTTGCGGCAACAGTTACAATTGTAGGGTTAGATTGTACAGGTTTTTCTGGGACACTTTCAATCCCATCGGGAACATCATTGAATGTTGCGGGGAATGTCACTTTATCCGTAACCGCTACTTATACAGGCGCGGGAACTTTTACTATTAGTATTCCCGTTGCAACAACGCGAACATTGACAACCAACAATGCAATTCTTCAATACACATTAGTTAATTTTAACGGGTCAGCGCAAGCAACGGCAATTGTTACTTTAGTTGGTGCGTTAAACATCACACAACAGTTCCGCGCATCTGGCTGCACGTTAAACCTTAATAGTTATGTTGTTACATGCGGGCTGTTAAGGCCAACTGGGTCTGTTACGTTTGCATTTGGCAGTTCTGGAACAAGTGCAATTGTTATTCCTACTGGTGGCGGCGCAAATAATACTTCGGTTGTTGATTTAAGCTTGGGGTCTGGATACACATCAACTTTTTCGGGGACTCAACGCCCTACCCTTCGTTTGACCTATGCAGGGTCCGTTGGAAGTCGCAAGGTTGTTGATGGGTACAATTTATTTGATTATATTTGGTTTGGTTCAGATTTAAGCAATTCGTTGGCTCTTTCATGCATAAACCTTAATTTAAGCAATTTTTCGGGTTCAATACTTATGGCATCAGCCATAAGCGTTTCCGGTGATTTGACATTTAATACTGCAACAAACTGGCTTGCGTCTGGTTCTTACGGAATAACATTTAATGGTAATGGCACTCAAAACATTGACACTAAAGGCATTGGGTTAGATTGCGCTGTTAATTTTGGAAGCGCAACTACTACAGGGGCATATGTTATCCAGAACAATATAACTTTGGGAGGGACTTCAAGAACGACAACTTTGGCTTCTGGAACTTTAAATCTGAATGGTAAAACGGTTACTGTTTTTAATTTTAATTCTAGTAACACGGCCACCCGCAACATCACATTTGCGTCTGGTAAAATTATTGTTGGGGGGACAGCTTCCGCTTGGATAGCAACGACTGGAACTAATTTATCAATAACTGGTCCGGGGTCCATTGAACTTACAAATGTTACGAACACAAGAATATTTGATGGTGGTAGTGTTGTTTACAGCGGAGTTACTTTACTTCTTTCAGGCCTTAGCACATCAAGTATCATCAGGGGAAGTAATTCTTTTTTTAGCATCAGAAATACGGTTTCTCCCCAAACCATATATTTTACACCTAGCACAACAACAATATTTACGGATAATTTTGAATTAAACGGAACTGCGGGCAATAACATTACTATTACTGCCGCACCAGCACCTTCAGGACAGGTGACAGGTCCAAACTTTGCCAAGCCAAGCGGGACTATTGTGTGTAGCTATGCCAACATCATTTGGAGCAATGCAGGATACACAGGGAATCCCCCCGGAACAGGCCCGACTGCTGCATATACATCTACATGGACTACGGGGGTTGGCACTGTTCTTACTCCTAATCAAACATCTGGGTGGACAAAATCTGCGGGAACGTCAGGTTTCATCACCTTCTTTTATCCATAAGGAAACCAAACATGCTTACCCTTAACTTGACCGTAACTCAGGTAAACACAATTCTTGCGGCACTTGGTCAACGGCCTTATGTTGAGGTTGCAGATTTAATTGTTGCCATTAAAGTGGACGCCGAAAAGCAATTGGCCCCAAAGCCAGAACCTACTGAGGACTAACATGGATACGCAGGTCATATTTAACATTGCCGTCTCTTGCGCTGGAGGGTTGGCTTTATGGGTGTTGAATGAAATGACACGCAAAATACAACGCCTTGAGGACAGAGTTGACGAGGCGCATCGCACGTTTGTCGCAAAAGATGATTACCGTACGGACATCAAAGAGCTGAAAGAGATCCTGAGCAAGATTTTTGACAAATTGGACAATAAAGCGGATAAGTAGCACATGGACCCGTTAACAATTCTTGCAGTCGCACAAACAGCTTATGCGGCGATTAAGACTGGAATTGCTGCGGGTAAAGAAATCCAGCACATGGCTGCGGACTTGTCTGATCTGTGGGGTAGCCTAGCCAAGTTAACCCAGATAGCCGCAGAGCCTCCCAAAAAGACCTTTTTCAATGACAAAAGCGCAGAGCAAATTGCCATTGAACGGTATACTGCCAAAACTGAAGCGCATGACTTAACGCTTAAAGCTAGAAACTTGTTTGTCGGAACCTATGGCCTTGCGGCGTGGGATCAGGTGCAGCGTGAAGTTATTAACATCCGCAAGGAGATTGAACGCCAGAGATGGGAAGATGAGAAGGACAGGGCTGTTAAACTGGAAGAAATTCGGGAAGCAACTGTTGTTACTCTGATTGTTATGTTCGGTGTCGCGGTGATTTTCTGCGTGGGTATCATACTGATGGGGGCTTCTAAATGATTGACACTGACTCCATCACTAAGCCTATTGCAGTTGTAACCGCTGTCATGGCAATGATTGGCGGTGGCTATACCCTGTATGACAAGGTTAAGCTCCCACCCAAAGACATTTTAAGATGGGATGCAGACCATTTTAGCATCTCTAATGGCGTTGCCTCTGGCGCATTTAAAGTGATTGTTGCCCGTCAGAAAATTAGGGACGATTGCACGGTTGAAGATTTTAGCCTAGAAGTGCGGGACTCTGATTTCATTGTCCACAAGGCCATGCCATCTGTTGCCAAGTTCTCAGGGCCAGCCAGCCCAACTGTTGACAAATTTGGCTATACAATGACCATTGAAGGCCATGAAAATGTTGCCATTGGCACGGCAAAGTTAATCGCCCGCATCACATACAAATGCCCAGAAGGCAATGTTGTGATTGCATATCCTGATCACAAGAACTTAAGTTTCAATGTTGAGGGTAGATGAATGGACCTTTCAAAGATCGGTGGCCTTTTGGGTCAACTTGCTCCGACAATAGCAACAGCTATTGGTGGGCCAGTCGCAGGGATGGCGGTCAAGGCATTGGCAGGCGCATTGGGGCTGTCTCAGGACGCTTCGTCGGACGATGTTCAGACAGCCTTAATGAACGCAACGCCAGAGCAGTTGGCAGCGGTCAAGAAGATAGACGCCGACTTCAAGGTCCAAATGAAGGAACTGGACATTGACCTTGAAAGGATTGCAGCGGGTGATCGGGATTCTGCCCGTAACATGCAAATGCAGACTAATGACTGGATTCCACGCGCCTTGGCAATTATG